AAATAGATTTTGATCTCTCAATTCAGAAACAATTGCGCTAATATTAACATCCATGTTAATAGGAACGTCAATTACTCTAGCGAAACCAAATGTATTACCAAGTCTTTGTAGAATTGTTCTGCTGAGTGGCAATGTGAAACTAAATGATTGAACGTGAGCGTCTGTAAGATTTGTTAGACCTTCAGAAGTTGGAAGAGTTAATACAATATCACCGGGTCTCAAAGCGCTTACAGAACTAGTTCCAGTTGTAAATCCAGTGAAATTTACGCCAGCACTATCTTTAATAGCAGTACCTGTAAATTGTCTAGAATAATCAAGTTTATAACTAGTACCTACTGATGTAAATTTGGTAGCTGGTTGAGCTAAAATATTAATAGCTGGACTAAATCCAGTCATAGTAACTATGTCTGCTCCAACTACTGAATTTTGAGGAGCCGATCCTGAAGCTATAGAAACTGGAAGTTCAGTTGCGTCAGATTTAATATTAAAAGCTTCTACTGTTATACTAGCAGTGGGAACTGCGCCAACAGCGGCTTCAAAAGCATATTCAGTTACGAAACCATTACCAATTCCAACTACTGTTGAACTTGGAGCTAATGTTCCACCTACTACATCTTCGCCTTCATCTACAGTCAAAATATAGAAATTATTTCCTTGTAAATCAGCTAAAAGACCAGAAATAGCTTGAGCGCCATTTATAGTGGTAGTATCTATTAATGCTCCAGCCCCGGCGTCTCCTGTGATGTTAAACCCTAACAATCTTTCATTATAACCATCTGTTACATAATAACTGAAATCCAAACCAACTGTTGGGGATTCCATAACGATAGAATCAAGACGAGCTAGTTTGCCGAACTCGTTGATATCTTGTCTATTGATTGTAAAGTTGAAATTACAACTTTGAATACGATCTAGTTTCTTAAGTAATGAAATACCAGAAGCTAGTGAACCTGTGCTAACAGGGGTAAATGGTGATGCAGTTGCTGATAAGCCATCTGCTGATACACCACTAACTTGTACTCCTGTAGAGCTAGGAGCTATAAATAAAGCCTGACTTTGGTAAATTACACGATTTCTTGCCATATGTTTTGTTTGTTAAAAAATGTTAATTATTTTTACAGTGTATAGGGAATATTGGGAAATTATAATCTTGGGTATCTATAAGTTTTTATGTTGAAATCTAAAAATCCGATGTGCAAAGTTGGATTCAATTCTTTAAGAACACTATCTCTAATTTTAGAGGTAACAACATGATCAATAAATAAAGTTTGATCACTATATTGTTTATTTACTACATTATAATCATATCCAGTGGGATATAAACCTGTTTTTATTTCCCCGAATTCACCCAATGGATGTTTGGTCATAGGAACGACGCTAAAAACTTCATTATAACTATCTGCAAATATACTTAATAAACCATCTAATTGATATAGAGTTTCGCAAAATGCTACTAATTTTATATTACAATTTGTTTCATCTTCGCCGCCAAAAGCAAATGCAGTATTATGAGTGTTTTCAATCGAAGCAAATATTGCTGGAGTTACTGGGTTGTATGGAGGAATATAATTTTCTGTAACAGTGTAGCGGCTATTGGTTACATATTTATTTTCAATTATTAAATTATCTTCTGGTTGATCTGTTACATAACTATTTATTTCTTTAACTGTATATAGTCCGCTTACATTTAAAGTAGTGGAAACATTAGAGTCAAAGATCGCTCTTCCATTATCAAAATCTATAGCTAAACCGCTTGTTCCGGTTACTACGAAAGCGTTATCTATAGTGAGACCGCTTGGTATTTGTGCGCCATTAATATTGTTGTCGTAAACCCATTGTTTATATGGCGATCCATATACGACTTTGTTTCCTCCAAGTCTAGGATCTGTATAGTTATAAAGCTTAGTATTTTTTATACTATATGCTTCTCCTTTGGTCATGACATAATTATCAAACCATAGAAAAAAACTATTTATAACATTATGCGAAAAATTTGGTTTCATTTTAATTTAAATCTTTAAGTCTGCTTTCAAATCTACGAATAAGATCTGATATATATTTTGTGTTCCTAAATACCGCTCCGCTTCTTACTTTAGAAGTCGAACTTTGAACTCCCAATCCAGAGCGGCTATTTTTAACTTTTTTAAGATAATAACCTAATCCAGATATTCCAGATTCTATACCTCTAGCCCAACTTCTTCCTGTAGCCCAAGGCATAGGTGTTACATCGAATATCTCTTTAGTTGTTGGTATTTCAAACATCACTTGCGAAGAAACTCCGTTACTTGAATTTATTATTCTATATTTAGAAGATAATAATAATTCTCTAATTGGAGCGGTTGGATCGGTATTTTCGTCAAATCCTATGAATGAATATAAATTAGTAATACCTCCTAAAGTGCCAGAAATATTTTCGGCATATATGCCTCCTTTTATTTCTACAGTTACAGGATGTTCATCGAATTCTTTTATAATATCATCCTTGATTTTCTCAAAACGCTCTTTGATATAATCATTTTGGGTTTTGAGATATGTTGGATCTTTTTGCAATTGTTTAAGTAATTCGTAATAAGCTTTGTCCATATTATGGATCAGGTTTTAGATAAAGAGTGTAAAATTGATTATCAAATAGTCCATGACCTCTAAAAGCTGAATTGAGAACGAATCTCTTACCGTCTAAATCTATTCTTTTAGCATCTTTTATATATTCATAATCTGCGGCAGTTATTTTTAATCTAACACTGCCAACTACAGCTTCAAGCTTGATTTGTGTATTTAATTGGCCTTCGCTCCAATATTGTTTTTGGAAATCGTTGTTGTATAAAATTCTAGCTTTGAACGTCTGATAAACAGGTGTATTTATATATGAAGTCGTTTGACCAGCAGTATTATATAATGGATTGAAGTTGGGATCTGTGATAATAACTACTTTAGATGCATCTTTAAAAACCGTGATGTCGCGAGCAAAAGTCTCATGAACATCCGCAATAACTGCGTTTAAAGCAGTTTTTTCAGAAGCAGTTAATAAACTCGTAGCCATAAATATATTTACACTAGTTGAAAAACGATAGAATATATATTATTATTTATAAAGTATGGCTAAAGTTCTATATAGTTTTACAATTAAAAAGATTACAGAAGTAGAAGAGGAAAAGCAAGAAATCGTAAAAAACGATAATGGCGAAGACGTAACTAGAACTTATAAAGAGAAGATTAAGAAAGAAGTTCCAGTAGAAATTATAATCAATCAGCCAAACAGAAAACAAATGCAAGAAGCCGACATGGAATTCAGCGTTGAGATGAGCCGCTGTATTAGAAATGGCGTATTGACAAAAGCTATGTTGCTCAATAAATATAATGATACAGGCGGATTGATCAGCGAGGCTGATGCAAAGACAATGGTAAATTCAGCAGATGATATTCGCGAACTTCAAGCCAAACTAAGCATTCTTAATCTAAAGCCAGAATCAGAAAGAGATGAAGAAGATAAGTTGAAGATTGATACCATTACTTCTCAAATTCTACAACGTAGAAAAACTCTTATAGAAAAAGAAACTAGTTATTTAACTCTATTTAATCATACAGCAGATATCAAGGCTCAAAACAGAGCTATTTTGTGGTATGTATTGCATTTAAGTTATTATAAAGATTCTTCAAAAAAGAGTGCAGAACTTGAGCCACTTTTCCCCGGTAAAACTTTTGAACAAAAAGAAGCCACAATGTTTGATCATGAAGAAAATAAGCATGAAATTTATGAAAAGTGTTATAGCAAGTTAGCTAGTATTATTAGTTATTGGTTCTTCACCAGCAATCAAGATAAAGACGAATTCGATAGAATTGTGGGAGAAATAGATGGAACAATCCCAACAGAATAATTTTAAAAGGATATTTCGGGATATTAAAAATGGATTCTCTGAGATAAAGATCTTGGAGAATCTTTTTTATTTAAAGCATATGTCTTTCGAAGATCAAGTTGATATTGACTTGGTTTATGATAGATATTTAAGTCAAGCTATTAGTAAAGGCGTTCCAACGCATAAAGAAACTCTTGAAAGATTGATCGAAGAAGGCGAATGGTCCAAAAGAAAAGAAACGGAAATAGCTCAACAAGAAGATTTTATTAAAAATCTTTTAAATCAAAAAAAATCATTATATTTGAAAGCAGAAATTTTGCGCCTCAACAAAGATATTGAAGAAGGCCAAAATAAATTAAATAGTTTGAAAAATGCTAGAGCTATGTTTTTTTCTAGAACTGCGGAATCTTATGCTGAAGAAAGATTAAATGATCATTATATTTTGAAGTGTTTATATAAGAATAAAAAATTAGAAGAACCAGTATATTCTGAAGAACAATTTGATGAAGTAGATTCTGAAAATCTATTTTTTATAATGAAAGAGTATACCCGCGTTTACAAAGAAATAAATGATGACAATATTCAACGAATTGTATTGCAAGATTTTTATAATTTATATTTACCATTTGCAGAGAGTCCTACAGAGTTTTATGGAAAACCTATTTGTGATTTATCTTATAATCAGTTAAAGTTATTAGTATATTCGCGATTCTTTAAAAATATATTTCAGCAGAATCAAAACATGCCTCAAGATATTAAAAATGATCCTGATAAAATCATGGATTATGTTAATGCTAATGAGAATGTTAAAAAAGTGAGAGAAAGAAATAGCAATAAAGAAAACTCCGCTGAATCTATTGTTGGAGCTACTAGAGAAGACCTTGAATATCTAAATATAGCCAAGCCGGGGCAAAAAACTCTATCGTTAGCTGAAGAAGCGAAGAAAAAAGGCGGCTCTCTTTCTATGGACGACATGATGAAATTATTCGGATAATGTCGTATTTAAGGTGTAAATATTATTTATGGCGGGACCACAAATCAACGTTCAAGCTAATCAAGCAGCTTTAGTATCCTCTATTCAAGCGGGAATTACTGCTTATAACCAGCGTTTTGCGAATCAAAATCAAATCAATTTACAAGTAAATGCCAGAGGATTTTCCCAACCATTGGGAAGAATAACTGGTGATGTAAAAGATTTCGAATCCGCATTGGCCGCGTCTAACGCTCGCGTAGTTGCATTCGGAGCTTCTACAGCCGTACTTGGTGGTGTAATAAGAAGTTTCAAAGAAATAGTAAATGTTACTATTGAAGTAGAAAAGAATCTAGCAGATATTAATCGCGTATTCGGTTTAAGTACCGCTCAGTTGCAAAAATTTAGTTCTGCGCTTTTTGAAGTTAGTAAAGCCACATCGTCTTCATTTGGGGAAGCTTCAAAAGCCGCTCTTGAGTTCTCTCGTCAAGGTATCAAGGCTGAAGAAGTTCTTCAAAGAACAACTGATGCTCTTTTATTAGCAAAATTAGGCGGACTAAGTACTGCAAACGCTATTGATGCTTTGACCGCTTCTGTAAATGGATTTAAAAATACAGGTATAACTACTACTCAAATTTTAAATAAGTTAGTAGCAGTAGAACAAAACTACGCTGTTGGTGCTGGTGACCTTGCTGAAGCTCTATCTCGTACAGGTCAGGCTGCGCAAGAAGCTGGAGTTAATATTGATCAATTGAATGCCTTAGTTACAGCAGCTCAAGAAAAAACCGCTCGCGGTGGTGCTGTAATTGGTAACGCTTTAAAAACAATTTTTACTCGTTTACAACGTCCAGAAACTTTAGATCAATTAGAAACGTTTAATATTAAAGTTCGTGACATTGAAGGAAATGTATTGCCAGCTATTACAATACTTAAAAACTTTTCAAGTGTTTATGGAGAATTAGCTGATACACAACGCGCTGCGCTTTCAGAACAAGTTGCTGGTGTTTATCAAGTTAACATTCTTAAAGCTATAGTAGGTGATTTGAATAGCGAACAAAGTGCGTACAATGGAGCATTAAGAGATGGAACTAATGCTACAAATGAAGCTCAAGTAGCTGCCGCTAAACTTAATCAGACTTTAGATGCCTTAGTATCTCAAACGGGAACTGCTGCACAACAGTTTGCTAATAATATTGGTCAAGTAACTTTTGAACCATTAGCTAAATATACCGCTCAGACATTTAAATCAATTTTTGAAAATTTAAACGATCTATTAGAAGGCGAAGGAATTGGATCTGTATTTGCTAATGGATTTTTGAAAGGAATCAGAAATATAATTGCTGGTCCCGGCGCAATTGCTGCATTCTATACATTATTTAAGTTAATACAAAACTCTTTTAACTTCTTGACTCAGGCTTTGCCTCAAATTGCAGGTATTACTACAGAGTCTCAAAAAAGAAAAGATATTGAGGCTAGTGTTTTAAGAATATTACAACAAGAAGGTCCGTTAAGACAAGCTTTATTGGGTTATACTGGTAATCAGGCTGCACAAGCTCAATTATTATTAAATGCTGCTAAAGCTCAAACAGCAGAATATCAACAACAATTACAAATTGCTCAAAGATTAGCTCCATTGTTGGCTACTAAAGGCATTGTTGTTAATCCAAAATCTGGACAAAAAGGACTTGCTGCGACAAGAAGTTCTGGATATATACCAAAAATTACTAAGATGGCTGAAACTATCGGCGCACAAGCTGGTGGTTATTCTCCCGGTCAAGTTGTTCGTTCTCCTGTTGGTGGAGTAATGAATACCGCAGAAGATGTAAAGTATATTCCCGGTTTTGCTCAACCTTTTATTAATCCTCCTGCTGGATCAAAAGCTGGTCGCGCTCATAGACAAAGATCAATACAACAAACTGGTGTTGATCCATATATGGCGGCTAAAGGATTTATTCCTAATTTTGCTTATAAAAATTTTGGATTTAAAAATAATTTATTAAATTTAAACGAACAATCGATAGCAGATTTTAGTTATCCTGCTTATTTTGAAAATAAAAATTTAGCAGACGGAGGTTTAGATAAAAAGGGGAATAGAAATAATATTTATGATTCTGTATCAGGAGTTGTTGAAAGAATTCCTTTTATTAATAAAGAAAGACTTAATCGACAATCTAAAAAATATTTTGAAGATTATTTAAATAATAAACAAGTTCCTACAATAGTTAAAAACTCTTATGATAGAGCTTTTAATAAAATTAAAACCTTTTATGGAGGATTAGATGAAAAAAGTGTTAAACTGCAAATGTTTGATAAATTTAAGAAAGGTAATAATGGAGATTTTTATAATTTTAGAGGTTCTTTGTATGAATCTTTAGTTACTAAAAAAGTTGGAAATAATTATAATCTTTCTAATTCAGAATATTCTAGATCTGATTTATTACCAATAAACGCAGAAGATGCAAGTTTATTTACAGGTATCGAAGCTAAATCAGGAGGTACAGGAGGAAATTGGAAAATATTACAAAAAGCAATTGAAACTGCGGTAAAACAAAAACAAACTCAATTCAATGATGATGGTTATGATGATATTGATATAGGTAGATATGCATTATATCAAACTTATAATAAAGGTTATATACCAAATTTTGCCGATATGTCTATGTCTCAAATTGCCGCCGCCGTTCGTTTGGGAAAAATGAGCGAAGCCGATGCAAGAGCAATGGGTTGGAAGCCCACTTCAGAAAAAATTGCTGAAAGAAAAGGAAGAGTCGCGCAAGAAAAAGCTGATAAATTAGCAGGTATTTCTTATAAGAATATCGACGTTCCTTGGAAGACTTATGATGAGTTTGGCGGAACAAATTATGATTATGGCGCTGCTTATGAAAAGCATGCTTTAAGCGTTTTAAAAGCAAAATATCCTACAATTCAGGACGCTATTTCTGCTGGTATTCCCGGTGGTCCAAGTTCAAGAGTTGACGCTTTAGATAAAACAACAAAAACATTTTTTGAGTTCAAAGGCGGCGATCCAACAACTCCTGCCGAATTGATGGCTAAATTTAAAGGAGTAAGAGTTCAGCTTGTTGACAAATATCGAAAAGAATTAGATACATGGAATGATGTATTAGTCTCTAATCCTAATTGGGGATACTCACAGGGATTTATTCCTAACTTTGCTGATTTAGATAGTGGCGCTCGTAGTATGCTTGTTAGTTCTGGAATAGTTCCTTTTGTTGTAGATCTACAAAGAAAAACAATGGCCGCTAGTTCTGCTGGCGATGACATGTTTCATTCTCAAATTGTAAATAAAAAATTTATTGATCCAGTATCAGGAAAACCTATTTATCCAAAATTGTACGGTGATGACATTCATAGTGCCGCTTGGAAAGATATTTTTGTTAGAGGATTTGTAGATTCAAGTACTGGTAAAGTTAATTTTGATTTGACTGCTCCACAAAAAGCAGACAAACAATTTTTATCTAAGCACTCTGTTTTATTAGAAAAAGTAAAACAAAAATATGCTGAAAAATTCAAATCAGCTATTCAGGTAAAACCAAGAAGAGTTTCTCCATTAGCTGCGTTTAGAAGTGGTGGCTTTATTCCTAATTTTAATTATCAAAAATCCGTAATGGGATTAGAAGAAAGATTAAGTGGTAATAAAGCTATATTAGATACTAGCAGCGGACCTTTTCCATTTATAAGAAATAGTGGTCAGCCTAATTTTGCTGCTGCCGTTGCAGATCATGGAGGCTTGACTCAAGCTTTGAACGATTCAATGACAGGACAAAAAGCTGCTGGTTTGATGTATAAAGGATATGTTCCTAATTTTGCAGATTTTGACATAAGAGGAACTCCGTTGCAATCACAAAAAGGAGGAGCAGTAAGTTATAATAAAATAAATGCAACTATAAATAAATATGTCGATGATCTAAAAAAATCAGGCGATTTAGTTAATAAAACTAATATTGAATTTGCAGCAGAAATTAAAGCATTATTACCATCGTTAAAACTTAATCAAAAAAGTTTTAATGAAGTTCAGAGAGCGGCTATTGATTATGCGAAAGCAGAAAAACAGGCAACAATTCAAAGAAATGCGGAAAGAGATGCGAGATATCAAAGAAGATTTGGTCCACAAACTGGCACTGTATTTGAAAGAATTGGAGGAAGTATTGGTGGAATTCGCGGTAGACGAAATGCAGGAAATTTAGAAAGAAGACTTGGAGGATTAAGTAATAATGTTGGTTTTCAATTAGGCGCTCCAATTGTTGGAGGTGTTTTAGAAGAAGCGATAACTGGTGGCAAAGACAGATCTCAATTATCTACTGCACAAAGATTTGCAGGAAATGCGGCTAGTTCTGTGATAACTGGTATTAGTACAGGTGCCGCATTAGGAACCGCTTTCGGTGGACCGGGAATAGGAACTGCTGTAGGAGCAGTCATTGGATTAGGAAATGCTGCGCTTCAAGCTCAAGAAAGCGTTCAAGATTTAGCAAATGCCGCAGATCAATATAAAGCTCAAACAACAGCTACAATGGATGCTGGTAAATCTTATATTGAGCAACTAAATCAATTATCTAACATATCTGATCCTTCTTTATTGAATCAAGCTTTATATAAATTAGGAGAAACATTTGATGATATAAATAAAAATTCTCCAGAATTAGGTCGTAAATTTTATGAAGCTGGTGGAGATGTTGAAAAAATGCAAAAAGCTATTCAAGATTTTAATAAAGAAACAGTTACGGTATTATCAGCAAAAAGATTATCTGCCGCTTTATCTCAATTAGAAATTTCTATTTTTACCGGTAGTTCTAAAACATTGAAAAATCTTAAAAAGAGTGGTTATGATACAGTTGAAAATAAAATTTCAAATTTTGGTAAAGATGAAATCATTAAAACCGAAGGAAGCCTACAAACATCTTTTGTTAGATTTCAAGGTTTTTTTGAACTTTTAAAAGAAGGTGGATTGACAGCAGAAAATTCTGCAAAATTTATTGAAGAATTTCAAAAAGAATTACAAGGAGCCACAAGCGAATCTGATCTGAAAGCTATTGCTGAAAAATATAATATAACAGAAACTGTAGCAACAGAACTTGCAAAACTATCTGATAATGTTATAGATGAAATGGGTCCAGAAGGAAAATTTTTTATTCAAAATAGCGTTGAATTGGTGAAGAGATTTTATAATGAAACAGATAAAAAGTTTAAAACAGCTACTCAACAAGCTAAAGAACTACAATTTAATTCACGCGAATTGTTGCGTAAATTGCGCGATGGTATAGATAATTACGTCTTTAACATAGCAAAACAAATTCAACAAAAAGAGTTTGAAGCATCACGTTTAAATGTTTTAGACAATGCGGCAAGTGAATTTATAGATAAATTAGTTACTCCTCTTCAAGCTGGAGCTAGACAAGCTGAAGCAAAAATACGTCAAACTTCTATTTCTCAAGAAACAGAAAGAATGCGTTTATCTTCCGATATAGCTGGAGCTTCAGGAAAACAAATTTTCGAAACATTAGGAGGAGGAAACAAAGAAATTATCGAAGGGCTACAAAAAACGGTTGATAATTTACAAGATCCAAATCTTTTAGAAAATACATTAAGATCTTTAGTACAACAAACTTCTTCTGCACAAGCTGCTAAAGAAGCTGGTTTTAAAATTGGTGATCCAGAAAAATTAGCGACATTTAATGCCCAATTAAAACAACAGTTGCAAAATACTATAATGTTGTCTGATAAACAGAAACAGCAGAATCAATTAGTTGAATTAGAAATAACATTACTTCAAAGAAGATCTGAAGCCGCTCAGATTATGCTTGATTTAGAATATCAATTGATGGAATCAGAGTTGGCAAGAAATGTTCAATTAAATAAATCAGCTTCAGATAGAGAAATACAAACAGCAAGAGAAAAAGCTATTTTTGAAAGACCGGGATATGGATTTGGTATGTCTCCTCAACGCATTCAAGCTGAAAAGGCTACATCTCAAAAAACTGAATTGCAAAGAAATCAACAAACAGCAAGAGAAAATATTTTTGCTGGTGGTGCTGATTTTCTTAGAAGTCAAACTACAAAATTATCAGTTGATTTAAAAAATTCTTTGCAGACTCAATTAGATCAATTATCTTTAGCTAATCCAAATTTTGAAGGATCTATACAAGATATAGCTTTGCGTCCCGATTTATTTTCTAATTTAATACCTGAGAGTTTTGATAAAGAACTTTATAATAGAACTTCTGCCGCTTTAAGTGGATTAAGTCAGATTTCTATAACAAATTTTGACTCAATCAAAGATTATGAGCAAAAGCTTTTAGAAGTAAAAGGGGTTTTAGGTCCTATTTCTGAACAAAATAAAGGCATTTATGATTCAATAAATAAACAATTAGAATCTGTTTCTAGATTAAATATTTTACAATCCAAAGAATCTTTCGAATTAGAAATTAGCCTTGAAACTCAGAAATTAATCGCTGAACAAGCTGGAAAAACTAATGAATTTTATAATCAAAGATTACAAACTCTTTTAGAGACCGCTGATGCTGAACAAAAAGCCGCTGATGCTTTGGAAGTAAGTTTACAAGCTTTAGATACAAGACAATCTAGAGAATCTAATTTTTATGGTCTTGGAGTAATGGGTAAGGCTGCAAGTCAAGTAGATCTTAATAATCAAAGACTTGCAATACGTCAACAACAAACAGCCCAACAAAATCTTTCAGGAGCGAGAGGTGCAGTAAATGAGTTTGCAACATATCAAAATGAAATAGCAAATTTAAAAGGTCCTATAAGTTTAGATAGAGTAAAAGCAAAAAATGCTATTGCTAATATTAATACTGAAATAAAAAATCTTGATGATGCTAAAGCTTTTGCTGATAATCTAGCTAAAGCGAGAAATTCTTTAGATTCTAGCTCTGAAGATGCTAAAAAACTTGCTGGTTTTGAAAATCAAGTAAGAGGAATTTTACAGAAAAATACTTCTGAACTCGAAAAACAAAAAGCAATTCAAGATCTTATCAATAAAGGAGTAGCAGATGAAGCTAGTGATAGAACTTCGATGTATCAAGGTTTTAGATCAGGCTTTGATGATTTAATTACACAAGGTGACGAAATAGGGCATAAGTTAGGCAAAGAAATTCCCGGTATGTTTGCTGATGGTATGACGAATGCATTAATGGATGTTGCTAGAGGAACAAAATCAATAGGTGACGCTTTCAAAGATGTTGCTATTAATTTTGGTCAAACTTTGATGCAAGAAGTGATGAGAGCAGCTATTGGTAAAGCATTGGGAACCGTTGGTATGGGCTTATTTGGTGGAAATCAAAAAGGCGGTTTGATTCATGCTCAAAATGGTATGTACATAAGCGGAGGAAGAAATGGCGACCGTAATCTTGCGTTATTAGAAGATGGTGAATATGTATTAAATAGAAACGCTGTAGAATCTTTTGGTGGCCCCGGCGTATTGGATAAAATTAATTATGATATGGCTCCAAGATTTGGCAGTAAAATGCAGGGCGGTGGATCTTTTGAATTGGCTCCAGAAATGCAGTATAATAAAGATCAAGAATTTGATTATACTGGTAATCTAATGAGTGGCGCTACTAATGTTGGACAAATTGATCAAGCTAATTATACAGCTTATGCATTTGCTGAAGATGCGTATTTCAAAAAAATGCGTGAAAAAGCAGTTCAAGATGAACAAGAAAGAGTACAAAAAGAATTCGCTAAAAAACAAAAGAACGCTCAATTGATTAGTAGTATAGTTGGTGCTGTTGGAAGCATAGCATTAGCTGGTGGTATGGGCATGGTAGCTGCTAAATCAGCCGCAAGTGCTGGTGCTGAAGGTTTAAAACAGGCAGGTGCAGCGTCTGTTAGTTCGTCAGCATCTGTCGCTACGAAAGAAGCGTTTGCAAAAGCTCAAGAAGCTGGAGGTAAAACTTTTGCTGAATTTTTAAAAGCTAATCCTAATGATGTTTTAATAAATGGTAAATTATTAGCTAATCTTAATGTTGCTAATCAAATGGCAAGTGGTGTAAATCCTTTGAAAATATCTGGTGGATTTGGAAGATTTGGCGGTGATGCACAATTGAGCAATATATTGACTCAACAAGGTTTTGGTCCAGTAAAATCCGCAACTTCTGGTTTATTTGGTAATATATTTACAACAGGAGCGGGAGTTGTCGGAAGTAATGTAAGAAGAGGTCGTCAAACTGGTGGTTTGGTTGGATTTAATAGTGGTGGATTTGTTCCTTATGGTTCTAGATTATCAGATACAATTCCAGCGTTGTTAACCGGAGGTGAATATGTAATGAATAATTCAGCGGTTAAAAAATATGGATTGTCTACAATGAATTCTATGAATTCTGGATCGTATCAAGACGGAGGTTCAACTGCAACTACAAATAATAGTACAAATAATAATGCTACAAATATTTCTATCAATATTGATAAATCAGGTAAATCTGTTTATGGCGCAGATAGTTCTAGTTATGAAAAACAAGATATTGTATTGAGCAAACAAATGGCTAAACAAATCAATTCTGTTGTATTGAAAACTATGTCCAATGAAAAACGTTACGGTGGTGAATTATATAAAAATCCATTAAGAAGCTAAAATGAAAGGCGCAATTACAAATTACGAGAATACCTTCTATTTAGGAGGTACTGCATTATCTGGAGTTTTATCAGTAGATGGCTCTTATAATATTGATTATAAACCAATTAATGTTATCGGTCAAGGATTTACTAAACAAGTTGTAGCTTCTATTCCTACAGCGCAATTATCTTTATCAAGATATTTAGTTAATAATGATCCAGTTTTAGATTTAACTGGGCAGCAGAGAAATTTTTCTGCTGTTCCTATTAATGGTGGTTTATATTATAAAAATAAATATTTTGCTTTCGAAAATGGATATTTAAACTCTATAGGCATAAGTTGTTCTGTTGGAGAAATACCACAAATACAATCGTCATTTGATGTATATGGAAATATTGGTCCTAATTTTAATCCTTCTGGTAATAATTATGCGGGTTCAGTTTTTGTACCTCAAGTTAAAAATATAACTATTGCTTGTAGAAATTCTTCTACAAATAGAGTTAAAGATTTCAATATTGATTTTAATAATAAAAATTTAGCAATTTATGCGTTAAGAGCAAACGATTCTAATTTACCAGTTGAGGTCAATCAAGTTGGACCAATCGAAGTTACAACATCTTTTACATTGGATGTTGATGATTATGAAACAAAACAATTGTTTGATGATTTGAGCAGTAACGGCACAACTAATTTTACTATAAGAGTTAGCGGAACAATATTAAAAGATATGCCTTTAACTACAGCAGATGGACAAATTTTACAAGAAGCCGCTGGAATGCAAGATTTATATTCATTTTTAACTATAGAAGACGCAACTCCATTATTTAATTTTACTAATTCTGATGCTATAATAAATTCAGAGCAAGTTAGTTCTACCGCTGAAGATGTTGTTAGTGTAAAACTATCATATAAAACATATTTAAACTAAAATGGCTATATTTACAGATTTACCAGTCATAACGAGCGCGACCATTACTGATTCACATGTATTTGCTGTTGCGACATTAAATACTACCGATCAGTTAACATTAAATGAATTGCAAAAGTCATTTACTGGTTTAAAAGCTCGTTCATCCGCACTAAGTATAGTTGGATATACTGTTCCAAGCGGAATTACGGTTGCTGCAAATGGTTATGTTGGCGTAGATAATTTTAGTCCATCTGTTTCTTTAGATATTGGAGATCAAGGTCTTACATCTCCTGAAGTTAGATTGAGAACAAGAACATCAGCAAGACAAGCTTCTTATTCTTTATATGCTCCAGATGTTATTTGGAGAGGAGTAAAAAAATCTAGCGATACAGATTATTATATACAAGCTTCTACAGACGGTTCGAATTATACAGGCGTTTTTAATATAGATATTAGCGGTAGAGTAGGTGTTTTTGATGGAAGCACAGCTTTGACTGATAAGTTTTATGTGTCAGGAGGAACAGTAAAGTTCGAAAATGAAGCTAGTGGTATTTCTTTTGATCCGCAAAATGCTGATATTAGTTCTAGTTCATCGAATGATCCTTTGACATTTAATTATAATAGTCAGAATGATGTAATTTTAGGAACTAATGTATTATATATAGAAAATGGAGCAAATTCTTATGTTGGAATTAATAATATTACTCCAGCATATGCTTTAGATATAAGTGGCGCGGGATTAACAAAGAGAATCAGATCTTCTACATCTTCTGTATCAGAAGCGTTAGCCAATACGACAACAACAGGATATATAAATTTAAATGGTAATAATTTATCTTTTGGAAGAATAAATGGTTTAAGTACACAAAATTTAGTTTATGATATCTCCGCAAAACGTTTGGGTATTGGTCAAACTTCAATGTCTGCAACATTGCATGTTAAATCGACAGACTATACAACAAGCATATTTGAATCGGATGGAAGAACTTTTACTGAAGTATTAAGTATAAATACTTATACAACTGGACCTGTTGGAGGTATTTTTAATACTTACGCTACAGGATCAATCTCTTATCCAACTAAAAAATGGTCTGCTGGATATTATAATTCAGGTTCTTTTGCTGATTCATACGCTTTGTTATATGGTGGCGGAACTAATAATTCAGCAGTTCAATTAGCTATAAATTCAGACGGTGATGTCACTGCTAAAGGCAGTTATACAACTAATAGTGAATATTGTAAAGGAAAATTTATACAAGTTTATCATACCAGAGTAACTGGTAACTGTATTTATTTTAATCCTTTTGAATTTTATAGCGGAAGCTGCAATACAAATCCAAGCGGTCATAATGATTTTTATTCTCCATTTAGTATAGTTCCATATGGAGGAACAATTGAAGAAATACAATTAATATCATCTGATAATCAAGTTGGTAATGTTAATAGATTAGAAATAGCTTCTGTTTTGCCAGTATATAGTTCAGCTATTCCTGATGGATTTGTTTCAGGATTTTTTATAAGTCCTCCAAGCAATCCTGTTACATTCCCTACGAGTGGAATAATTGGATATGCCGATATTTCATCGATGTCAAAAAATACTGTTAAACGAATTACTAAAAATCTATTTCAAGGATCAACAGCATTTTTATCAGGAAGATTATTGCAATACAGAATATGTGAAACTAATGGAGGTAAAACATCTCCAGTTGATTTTACTGTAGTTTCTAAAATATCATATACTGTAACATAAAATGTCTAATTTTTTAAGTTATCAAAATATTGATTTTAGATTTGGAAGCCAAAATTACTATGCAAATAGAGTAAGTTTGTCAGCACAAGCTTCGATTAATCCTGTATTATTGAATGATGGTTCATTGTTGAATTATGCGCCTGAAGGCGCTGTGGTTGGAAGTCTATCTACTGAGTTTTATTTAACAGGAGCTTTGCCAAGTTTTTTAAATATTACAGGTGTAGATGAATCAGCAGTTATGGCTTCTTTCGCTGGTGTTGCTATAACTGGTTTGTATCCAAAATCTGTATCATTTTCAGTTGAGCCTTTTCAGCCAATTGTTATTTCTGCTGAATTTGACTGGTATGGAAATGTTGCATTAGAAAATTTCGATGAACAAAGAGATTCTGTTTTATCTACAAAATTAGTTCCTGATTATATTGCAAATGGCTATAAATCTTATATGACTACAAGTAGCATAGAAGGTGCTGGATATATTGTGTCTTTTAATTATAGTATGACTTGTGATAGACCAGCATTCTTCAATGTTGATGAAAAATATCCATTCAGAGTTGCAAAATTGAATAAAAAAGCTGATGTATCAATTAAGTCTAATACATTGGGTCAACTTCTTGAAACAAGCGGAAAATACGCTTATACAAATATAACAATAAAAGATACATATTCTACTACCTTAGATACTTTTAGAATTAGCGGAGTATTATCAAGTCAAAGCTATGAAATTTCTGAAGGTCAATATTTATTAGCTTCTGCGGATATTTCACAAACTGTTCCTGAGCTTAAAACTTTAATATAAAATGAGTTCAATTATTTCAGGTTTAAATATAAAAAATATTTATGAGTATGATTCGACATTATCATATAATAAATTTGATGTAGTTGATTATGAGCTTGTAACTGGTATATCTGTATATCCTAGTTATACAGGTCTTGGAAATAGTGGATTAATTGCTTGGTTTAATAATGATTATTTAGAAGATTTTAATACTGACGGAAGTTTTAATATAACTGGATGGAAAAATAAAGTCGTTGGAAGTGGAGATTTAATTCAGTTATCTTCTGATGCTAATGTTAGGCCAGATATACAATTTGATCAGAATTACATAACATTAAAAGATCTTGAATTTTTAAGTGGTACTGGTTTTGATTATACCAATAGAACTTTTTTTCTTGCGGTAGATGTAATAGAACCAGAAAAAAAGGTGGAACAAAAAATTATTAAATTTGGTACAGATGTTTCACTTGGATCTTTAAAAATAAATGGCAATAATACTGAATCTAGCGCAAGTGTTTTATTGGATGCTGATTCTTTTTACGCTGTATCGCCTATTTATAATCATAAAAATATATTTACTATCATACAAAATTCCACAGCTTCGACATTAACTATTAGGCAAAATGGTTTCAATATTGGACAAGCCGCTTCGTATGATTCACAATGGAATTCTAATTATTTTGAATTAGGAAATAATCCTAAAAATTCAGGCATAAAGTATTATGATTTATTTTATTTTTCTGGAATATTATCTGAGACTGAAATTGATTATTATGAAAAATATCTTTTTGAAAAGTATTTTTCTGATTATGAAGGATTGTTTTTTGCTAAAAAGAATGTTCCAGTTGGAGAGGCTTATTCACCAATAACTTATACTGGTAAAAATTATTGGACAAGAGATATTGATGATTTATTTAAATTAAGTTACGGCTCATCTGTTAATTTTAGCGCTAAGCTATCACCTTTAACTATGGGTGATGGATACAGAACAAATACAGCAAATAATGTCAACACATTAAATGCTACTTTTGATTTAAATTATGATGGATTAACAGACGCGCAATCTAAATGTTTAATAGCATATTTTGAAAATACTCCAGAAGCTCCTGAAAAAAGTTTATATGAAGGTTTTAAAGGTGTTGATATAAATCTTTTTACTCCATATAAATTAAATGCTGAAGTTTATTTTAAAACAATAAATCATAATTCTTCATATAATAATTTAAATAAAATAACCATTAGTGCTGAATCTTTGTTTGATAGTTCGCTTGATTATAAAGGAATGTTCGTCGTGCTGGATGAAAAAAATATAAAAACATATAATAGTTATGTTGACTATTTATTGACTAACGATGTTTTTTATTTTAATTCTGATTCTTATGCAGAAAGAGGATATTATTTTTATACAGGCGCAAATATAAATCCTCCAAGTTCGTCAACTGGACCAAGCAGTAAAATTTATATAGCACCAAATAATAGTCCTACTGGTATAAATTCTTGGTTTACAAAAGATTTTTATTTCAAAGGAGATTTAGAATACGAAGTAAATGAAAATATAAGATTGCTATCTAACGATATGAAAAATTCTACTATAGAGTATTCTAAAGATGGAATTAATTATAATTTATTAGAATTCAATGTAGGATTTAAAAAACGCATTACTCAAGAGGCTAGAGCTATATTGAAATTTTTAGATGATAAAGCTGGCTTCAAAACTTTTAAATATACATTACCGCAACCATATAATAAAATAATTGATGTTTATTGTCCAGAATGGAATCATACTTATAATTTTGAAAATAATCATGACATAAGTGTAAAATTTATAGAGTTCAAAAATCCTTTTAATGCGATTTCAGTTTTTAATACAAACATAACATTAGTCGAATGAGCGTATATTATACAGGTTTTTATTTGAATAAAGTGCCAACTGGTTTTGGCATTTATACGGGTATTTCTTTGACTAATAGCGGAAATTTTCCTGTTGAATATACAGCAACCATTTCTGATACTACATTAATTGGTTTATCTTCGTCAAGTAGCGCAGATGGTTTTTTGCCTAATACAATGTTTATTTCTAACGATTTAAATACATATGATCCGCAAAGTCAACAAGCGGTACAAATAGTTAATCCAAGTCAATCAGGAATTTTTTATGTGTTGCATAAACCGTTCACTAATTTTGCCGCTGGACAAGAAGCAACTGGTTATGAAAAAACTAGATTAACTATAGAAACAGTATCTTCTGCTGGTGGTACAGACGCTGCGATTTCAATAGATATTACTGGTCAAAGAGTATTTGCTCAACCAACTCCAAAAAGAGTAGGTAAATTTTATGCTGTTAAAGATTATATTCCCGGCTATAATGTCAATTTGCAATTTAATTGGGGAGTAATAGATTTAGATAATTATATAACAGGATTTAAAATACAAACTGCTACTGATACTTCTTTTTCTAGTATTATAGATACATTAGAATATCCTATACAATTGAATAGTAATAGTGATGAACCTGTATATGGAAGCTTTGATTGTTTAAGAAATGATGTTTTTCAAGCCAATGTAAGAAATTTAGCAATATCTACGAATTACTATTCAAGAATTCAGCCTTTGAATGTAAATGGTGTCGGTCCATATAGTTATGCTACAGGATTCTTAGATTATTATCCAACTTTAAATGAAACTGGTTATAGCGGCTTGGTTCCTTCTCCCGGTAGTAATTTAAAATATGATCCAACTGGTTTATATCTAACTAAAATTTCAGATAATGAAACTGATTTTGATCTGTTTGATTTTTTATATAAAGCTAATAATAATTCTACAGATTTTACAAAATACACAGGCGTGATTGTGAAATTTTATCCAGACAAATCTTCTATGGCCGTATATAAAGCTTCTTCAATAGATAAAGGAGCTATAAATTTTATAGAACCAAATGATAAACAATTGACATTTAGCGTTGATGTAAATAATACATTTAGAGTTCAATTGGAATTTGAAAATATCAGTTTATATGGATATGGTGGAGCAGGATTAAGTTGGAGATCAGATGGTACTTTTACTAATCCACAAGCTGGGGGTCCAGTATTTAATATAGATAATGTCGCTTATATAGATTCAACAAATGTGGAAAGAAAATTTAATTATTATATTTATAAAGATGTTGATAGTGTTTTTTATGCTGGTGCGGCAGGTAGTAAAGGTTGGTTAATAACTGAAAATACAAATGAAACTGAAAATAAAGTAAAAATAGCAGGAAGTCAAATAACACATTTGTTAGATTATAATCTTATAAATACAATAACTAAACCATAATAAAATGGGACTAAATAACAAAATTATCAAAGATGAGCCAGTTGAAGAAATAAATATTTCCGATAATGATATAACTGGAGATGTTGCGGTTTTTATTCCTGAAACATCTACATTAACAAATTCTAATAATAATGCCGCTACGGTTGGAAATAATTCTGCTCAATTACCCCCTAAACTAACTACAACATCTGCATTAGATGCTGTTTCGACTTCTAATACAGTATCTTCTACAGGAGGAAGTACGCTTCAATTTGTAACAGTTGGAGATACAGCAACTGGAGGATCTTTTACGCCTATAAAACAAGGAGAGTTGCCGACAGTTTATTTCAATTTCAAAGAAAATGCATTTTATGATGGTGATTTGATTTTTAGATTTAAAACGAATAATTTAACAAGCACTGATTTTACTGGTAGCACAATATCTACTTGGAATAGTGATTCTACAATAAGATCTGGATTAACTTTAACTGGAACTAACAAATTAAAAGTTGTAAAAGCTTATGATAAATATTTTTACGAGTTAAGCGGTAATTCGGAGATAACAAATTCTGCAATTAATTTACCAGTTAAAACTAATCCTTCATATACTATTTTAGTTTTTGCTTTAGGAGCGGATAATTTATCTGCTAACGATGATTATTTAACTATTTTTGACATGTTTAATAGAACTAATGTTATTCATAAATTTGTTCATAATTATACGGGAAGTTCTTACTTTAATCCAGCTTCAGAAATTTTAAATATAGGTAAACAATTATCTGGTAATAATATTAGAGGATCAAATCCAAATCAAAATTATTTTGGTAATTTTGTTGGCGGTACATTAAATAGTTTCAAGTATTTACAAACTAATGGAAACTTATATACTAATTATGTATGGAATAATCCAACCGATTTATTTTGGGATAATTTTGCGACTTATTCTAATCGAATGCCAGATAGCGTAAAATATAATAGTTTTAACGCTTTTAATATTAGAAATCTGAGAAATGATATAATTAATCCTACTGCTGTTCAAGATTTTCAATTATATACTCATCCAAGTAATCCAGTAACAAATATGCAAATGTTTTCATTATTTTTTGTTGAGATGTTCACTTATATAACTGATGATGCTGTTGGATCAAATTATGTAACTTTAAATTTTGAAACATATATAAATGGTCAAAAAACTTTTGCTGGTAAACAATACATGAATAATGCTATTACTATTGATAATACTAATAACTATTTAATTACATTGAGTAATAAAAATAACGTTAGTTCCGCAACAACATCTAGAATGTTTTTATTTGATTATATGCATGGTTCTGCAACATCGATATCAAATATGAGAACTAATTCTAAAAAGATTATTGAATCTTTGTGTTATGATTATAAAAATATATTCCTTAAAAAGACAACAGATTTACAAATAAGTGATGGGAAAAAATCATTGCTGTTTGCTCCTAAAATACCACATCCATACTTAAACATGTATTTCACAAGCGCATCCACTTAATTAGAAATAAAACTATAAATACTGATAATAAATATGTCTGATCTATTCTTATTAAAAAATACAGAGATAATAGATTTGTTTGAAATCAAGATTAATGATTATGAGGGTTATTTACGCTTTCATGGATCTAAAAATTTTGATAAAGATATTGTCTTCAAAGGTCAGACTTATTTATTTATACCGTCAGAAATTTCAAATTTAGAATATACTTCAGAAGGCAAACAAAGTCGCCCAACTTTGTTAATTTCTAATGTTAATAATTTTATAACTAATTTTATAAAAGATCGTAACGATCTATTGGGTTGTAGGTTTTTTAGAAAAAAGATTTTAGCGAAAGATTTAGATGATATAAATTTTGGAGGATCTAATAAAAATACTTTGGGGCAAAATACTTTTACGTCTTTTATATCTAATGATACTTTTATAATTCAAAAGAAGAATTACGAACAAAAAGACAAAGTAGAATTCGTTTTAGCTAATATTTTAGATATAGATGGATTAACAGTTCCAACTAGAAAAGTATATAATGATTCTTGTCAATGGCAGTATAGAGGTTGTGGTTGTAATTATGGTAAAATAAATGGTTATAAAGGTCCTTCTGTTGCAATAGGTTCATATACATATACAGCTTTAGAAACAGTAAATAGCGATTATTCTTTAACGTCTAATTTAGTAGGATGGTTTAAGCCAAACGATTCTACAAATCCAAGCGTTCAGACTTTTAGTGGAACGGTTTCAGTTAAAGAGTATCCTAACAATAAAGATTTAATATTCGATAAGTTAACTGCTTGGGCGACTGCTGCTGGTTCAGCAACTGTTACTTTAACAAATAGTCCTAAAAAATATGTAAACGTCAATAGACTAAATAATAATACTGGAATATTATTTACTCAAAATTGGCCCCAAAATCTTTGGGACACAATGCAGATAAATTTGGATTTTCAAACTACTCCACAAAATTGCACTATCTTTTATGTATCAGAGTTAGTCAATAAAGTTTTCAAAACTAAAAAGGGAAATGATGGATTATGTGCAAATGGAGGTATAGCTAGAAGAGGTTTGACGACTAATGGGGCAAGTGGTAATAATTTTTTATTAGGTTGGCATGCTGGATATGAGGATGTTTTATATGTAAACAAATGGATTACGCCTGTTAAGGCTATTACTTCTTGCCCATTCATAAATATTCCTAGAGTATATGGAGCTGTTTTACCTACATCAGCGACTGAAAAAACTATTTTTTATAGAGATGGAAATAAAATTATTGAACAAACGGGGGTGACTGGAAGACCTAAAAATTTTGGTATTAATCTATGTTCTAACGAGCAAAGTGAAATTGTTGTATATGAAGTCATTGTTTACAACACTATTTTAACTGGTGATCAAGTTAAAGCTGTAAGTTCTTATTTGGCATCAAAGTATAAAACTCCGATTTCTTATAATATAATAAAAACAATTAATAAACAGAGCATTGATTATTTTACTGGTTATGATGATGGAAACTTGGGTGTTCCAATGGCAGATGAAAATAATAAAGTGTTTTTGAAAAATCAACCTTCTACTTTTATTAATTATGAATCTTATGAATTGACTGACCTAGTATATAAGGGCGATTATGATAATACAATTCCTTATACTCAAGGAGATTTTGTTAAAATAGATCCATCTTTGGATTATGATTTCAATGAAAAAGTTATATTTAATAATTTAGAAATACCATCTAAATTCTTTGTTTGTGTAGGGCCATCTGCAAGTGGTCAGCATCCATTTCAATACACAAACATTTGGAAAGAAGATAAATGCTCCAAAAATTTAAATGGTTGTTCTTTAAGATTTAAAGATCCTAATGTTAATGTTCCTTTTGGAGGATTTCCCGGCACAATTGGTTATGACTACAGACTTCCCGGTTAATAATGATATCTTAGATCTATTGATATATAAATCAGCGAATTCAATAAATGAAATTTGCGGATTTTTGATTAAAAAAAATGGAGTCTATGACTCTTTCAAAGAATGCTCTAATATACATCCTGATCCGCAGAATTATTTTTTGATATCTCCAAAAGAATGTATTTTTGATGGCGATCCTATATTATTTCATAGTCATCCAATAAGTTCAGATTTGGAAGGATTTTCAGAATGGGATTTGGAAAATCAACAATACTTTTATTTACAAATGCTAGTCTATAGTGTAAAGAATAATAAGTTTTATTATAAATCGATATGATCGACATCACATTACATGGAATTCTAGGTAAAAAACTAGGAAAGAATTGGCAATTGAATGTCGATTCAGTTTATGAAATATTCGAAGCCGTAGAAGCTAATAATCAAAAAATTAATAAATATTTTTCTGATTTTAAAAAGTTCGTTACTCATTTTGTGGTTTATATTGATGGTAAAATATTGCCAGCGCATTTATTAAAAAGCAAGATTTTAGAAAATGGAAATAAAGTTGAAATTGTGCCAATTGTTCAAGGAGCGGGAGTAGAATTAATTATAATAGGTATTTTATTAATAGTTTTATCTATCATTTTGGCAGTTGTTTTAAGTCCTAAAGCTCCGAAAGATGTAAAAACAAATTCTACTGTTCTTGGTGGAATAAGAAACGTTTTAAATAGAAATATACCAGTTCCTATAGGATATGGTAGATTAAGAATAGGAAGTGCGGTTATATCTAATACCATATCTATTTCACCAATACCTGCCAATTCTGCATATACAGCAGGAGGAATATTATCTTCTATATCTGATAATCCTAATTTAGCTCTAAAATTAAATTAATATATGACTGAAAAACCTTTTTTTGTTAATGAAGTTTCATCAAGCGTTTTAAAAGCGTTTCAATACGCAGATAAAGATCCAGACAGAAAACTAGAATCTGATGAAAGATTGATTTGTACTGATTTGGTATGTGAAGGGCCGATAGAAGGACTGGTCGATAAGCAAGGAAATCTTTTAAAATATATTTCTGATACAAATAATACTCAAATTGAAAATATAATTTTAGGAAGAGGTGTTTATTATAACGACGTTCCTTTAATAGATGATAAATTAGATAAGTTTAATTTTGTTACTTTGGGTTTTGACATAAGATATGGAGAAGAGTTTAATAACTATTCTTATGAAGTTCCTGCAACAGTCCATAGATATTCTCAAAAAATATATTTGAATGATTCAGAATCTTTTGAAAAAGATCTTTCATCAAATGCGGTGCCTTATCCTAATGGTATTTATTGTTTTAAAAATATTTTCGTCAATGGTAAGGCTCAGGCGCAAGAAATAAAATCAGAATCTACAAATAATGCTTTCGCTTCAGAAATAAGTAAAAAATACTCATCTAATCTATCAAGTTTAGTTGCATTAATGGATTCTGCAAAAGCTAATTGCCAAGAATTTAATCATAAGATATTAAATAAATATTGTGATCAAATAAGTGTACAGTTACGCGCAGATCAGTTATTTAAAACTCAAGATGGAAATGTTATAGTAAATACAATATATGTAGGTATAGAAATTAGCGAAGATAATAGCGCAAATAGATTTTTTACTATAGTCGCTTTATCTGGAGTTTCTAAAGCTGGATATGTTATTGATATTCCAATTAATTTGAGTTTAGATTCTTTGAATAAGAATTCCTATTATGTAAAAATATTTAGTTTATCGGCAAAAATATCTCCCACTAATGGTACAATATTCAAAGATTTGAGTGTTGCAGCTATTGTAGAAAAAGTCATGACTAGAGGTAATTTTGCGTATCCTTTTAGCGCTATTGTTAGATCAGCGGTTAGTTCGCGACATTTTAATCAAGATCCAAGTAGAACTTTTGATCTTAAAATGTTAAAGATTAAAGTTCCAAAAAATTATGATCCAGAAGCTCATGAGTATTCTGGAGATTGGGATGGTAATTTTGATTCATTTTTGAGATGGACAGACAATCCAGCTTGGATATTTTATGATATATGTACAAATACAAGATATGGTGTTGGTAATGGAAAAATTTATGATAAAGATTTAAATAAATGGGAGTTATATAAAATATCAAAATATTGTGATGAATTAGTTAGAGTAACTAGTCCGCATGCTTATGCTGAAGATGTTTTTCAAATTAGCAATGAAAACAAAAATAATATTTTGATCAAAAAAACTTCGTCTGATTCTAATGTGAGAAGTTTGGATGAATTCAGAAAACAATACCCACCAATTGTAGGGAATAGCTCTTATGCAAGTGCGAACGGTGGATTTAATAATTCTATAATTTATCTTTATAATTTGAAAAATGATGATGGCTCAATTGATAAAAATTACAAAAAAATAATTTGGGCGGTTGATGAAATAGGTATGGATGAGAATGGAAAAGAAATAGTTGTGCCAGAAGGTCAAGGCTCATTTTTCAGAATTCAATTAATGAATGATTTTGGTCCTAGAAGAGCCTTCGAAAATGGTGGCGCAGCTACTCTTTTATCTGATTTTACTAAAGATAAAGTTTTTCCTATCAATAATAATTTAAATATTAAAGAAAGAATTGCTAAGAATAAAGATAACACAGAATCAGGAGCAAAATCTTATATTTTATCTTGGTATGCCAATCATATAAACGATTCTAATGGATTTGCGGCAACAATAGTTAATAAAGCGTGTTTTTCTGATGATATTTTTTCAGGAACTGTAACAGGAACCTGTTTGCCTAGAACTCAGTATTATAGAGATCCGTTAGAGCCTAGATTTAGTTGTAATGTTTATATAGATAATGAAACAGAGTGTTTAAAGATATTGAATGACTTAGCTTCTGTATTCAGAGGTTTAACATATTATAAAAATAATTTTATTACTGCAACTATTGACGTTGAGAAGCCGGTTTCTTATTTATTTAATAATACTAATGTTAAAAATGGCGCTTTTATATATTCAAGCGGCAGTTTAGATGGTAACTATACTGTTGCAAAAGTTTTATTTAGAGATAAATATGAAAATTATGATCAGCAGGTAGAGATCGTTGAAGATTCGTATTTAATGAAACAGTATGGTATTGTCACAAAAGAAATTTTAGGTTTTGGAATAACATCAAGAGATCAGGCAAGAAGAATTGGACAATGGTTATTAACTACAAATCGTTTTGAGAACCAAACGATTACTTTTGCTACAGATCTTCAAGGTATAATTTTAAAACCAAGCGATGTGATTCAGATTGAAGATCAAAATAAAAATGATTCTATTTTACAAGGAAGAGTTGCGGAAGTAAATATGGCCGATAAATATATCGTAATTGATCGCAAGCTTAATCTTAATTCTACAGGTCAAGTCATAAAATTTATAGCAGATTTACAGAATAAAACAATTGAATCTTTAAATTCTCAATCTTCAGTTAGTAATTCTGATATAGCAAAATTAAATCGTGATGATGTTATAGAATTAAAAATAGATCGTATTGAAAATAATACGAACAGAGTTTATATTGACCAAAGTTATAACTTTAAAGATTTTAATAAAATAATTTCTTCTACTCCTTTTATTGTAGAAAATTCTAGAAGTAATAGTTCTAAGAATTTATATAAAATTATTTCAATAAGCGAAACCGATAATAATGAATATGCTATTTTTTGTATAAAACATGATCCATCGAAGTATCAAGCTTTGACAAATAATAGTTTTACTGACACTACAACTTTTGTTGATAATGCAATAGCTTATGCCGATTCGGACGTTTTGAAAGAAATAGATTTATCGGGATTATATACGTTAGTAGATGGAGTAAAGACTGCTAATTATTACTCTATAAATCCATATACAATCAATCAGATTAATTCTCAACCTATAGATTATAGTTTCAATGAAATTCAATCATCTTTAATATATAAATCGCAAGCTGATTATTATGTTTTGACAATTAACTTCGATCAAATATTCTCTTATATTTTAAATAAAAGCACTAGCGGAAGTGCTTCAGAAATCTCTTATTTTAGCTACATAAACGAAGTATTGCAAAAGAAAGGCGGATTACTATGCAAAGTAACACTAAGAAATCAATCTTTAAAATTTAAAATACAAAATGATAATATAAGTAATAAACGTATATTTTTAGGAAAATTTGGTAGTAATAGTTCGATTGTATCAGCAAATTCTGGTTTAAGAATATATCTTTATGACAGAGAAAACAAGATTATAGAAGTGTAATATAAGATATGCCAATTATTACTGGTGCATCAACGACTAGTTTCGGTAAATTTTCAATAGAAAATCTGCAAATTAATAATTTAAGCAGTTTTTCTAGCTTAGACTATTATGTTAACCCATTAATATATGGCTTAGATCCAGAGTCTAAATTCGTTTCGGGTCAAATAAATCAATCAACGCTTAATTTCGGATTAGCGGTTAAAGACCCAGAAACTTTGATAATCACTACAGATGGGTCAATCGCTTCTAAATCTTTTTCTGGAATAACCGTAGATCTTTATACAACTGGCAGACAATTTATAGATAATTTGCTAAACAATGGAACTCAAGCTTCTATTAATTTTCAAAGTTTAGATTT